GTCCATTGTTACAATGTGGATTACTCTGTTATTTAGGATAAATAAAATAAAACTTTTTTGATGGATCTTCCACATATTTACTATACTAATGTAACTAATAAGACTGAACGCAAAAAATACATGGAGAGTCAGTTTCAGACTCTGGGGTTGAAGTATACAAGAATACCAATGGAACCATTTCCAAAAGATGGGACTTTTTTTAAATGGTATTTAGATGACTTAAAAGGAACATACTCAAAGAATACCTGTCATTACATAAACATAGTTTCTGCAAGTCTACTTTTATTCTTCCAGGAATGGGTTGATAATACTAGTGATGAATTAATGATCTTGATGGAAGATGACTATGACTTATCCCTAATTAATCGCTGGCACTTTGAATGGGGGGAACTAATCGAACGTCTTCCAATTGGGTGGGATTGTTTACAGTTAGGATTTGAGACACCATATGTAATACCTTTTTATCTACATCCAACAAAACCAGAATATTCTTTGGGTCCATGCTTATTAAATAGAGATTACATAAAAAAACTTCTTAGTTTACATTATCCCAACGGCAGGTTTAAATTTGACTATAATATTGCCAATGCAATTTACATTGATAGAGATTCTGGTATTCATGATGGACTAAAATATGAAGGAACTTCTGGTGGTCCAGATTATTTTATCAATCAATCTGGTTGTGGTTATTCTCTACCACTAATACCGATCAACCCATACTTTACTGGTATTAGTCACATTGGAGTATTGGAGAAACGCTCTTGGGAACCAAAACTTAGTTTTGTTAAATGCCACGAAGCATATTATGAATGGTGGTATCATGATAGAGATAAATTTACACTTGACGATTTTTTTACCTATGGTAAAAACACTGATGTTCTAATGGAGAGGGACATCTCCAGATGGGACGATAAATATTTTTACGACTTGGCAATGAAAAATAATGAAGGTATACTTGTTCCAACCTCAGCACGAGATTACAATTAAAGGAACAAAAAATTATTGGTTACCATATGCTGCTGGTTGTCTCTGGAGTTATGCAAAACAACAGATACCAGAATGTGAACTAGGAGAGATCGTATTTAAAAGAGAGAGTATTAATAAAGTCCTCGATAGAATAAAAGATCCTGATGTTTGCGCTTTTAGTACATATATTTGGAACGAACAGTATAATTTAATTCTTGCAGAAGAAATTAAAAAAAGATATCCAAAATGTATTATTGAATTTGGTGGACCGCAAGCAACAAGAGGTCTAGTAGATAGAGAATATGTAGATACTGTTTTACTTGGAGAAGGTGAGCAAGCATTTGTCAATCTACTCAATAGAATAAAGAATGGATATCCAATACCTCCAGTTTACGAGCGACTTCAGTTAAAGAACTTGAGTTATGCCAGTCCATATGAATCTGGAATCTTTGATGATATCGTAAATCAATATCCAGAATATAATTGGGCAACTTTGGTTGAGACTACTAGAGGTTGTCCCCATCACTGCACTTTTTGTGATTGGGGAACTTGGATGAACAACATCAAGAAGTTTGATCTTGACCAAGTGGAAAGAGATATTAATTGGATGTCTACACACCGAGTCGGATTCTTAATGCTGGCAGATGCAAACTTTGGAATATTTGCGGAGAGGGATCTTAAAATTGCAAAGATGTTGAGAAAAGCAGCAGATCATCCAGATGCAATCATTGATGACTTGACCGTTCAATATACAAAAAATGCAACAGATGTTGTCTTTGATATTAGTGAAGCACTTGGTCCATATGATAGGCGTGGTGTGAGTATGAGTGTTCAATCCATGAATGGACCTACTCTTCGCGCAATCAAAAGGCAAAATAATAAGAAGAATGCTGAGTTTGTAAAGAAAGCAAGAGAACGTAACTTAAATGTATATACAGAATTAATTTTGGGTTTACCTGAGGAAACTTTGGAGTCCTGGAAGGATGGTATATGTCAACTTCTTGATTGTGGACAAGACAGTATTGATGTTTGGTTTTGTCAAGTATTTGGTAATACTGAGATGAATTCTAATAGAGATAAGTATGGTATTAAAGTTGTCAACGCTGAAGACTACGTGTCATTTACAAATAAAGAAGACAACATAAAAGAAGTTGTTGAGATTATCAATAAAACAAATTCAATGTCTACAGACGAAATGATAGAGGCATATCTCTACTCATGGATGATCATACAATTACACATCAACGGATACTCTGAGATAATCTCCGACTATTTGAACAAAGAGTTTGGAGTTAGTTATCGTAAGTTTTATGATAATATATTTGACACATTAGGTAAAGATTATAGTTCTCTTGGAAAACACTTTAGAGACTTAAAAGAACGAGTATCTAGTTATCTAAAGGATGGAAAAATTTTGTCAGATAAAGATACTGGACATACTCTTGAATTGAACATGGGAACTGACTTTGAATTCTTCTGGTCTCACAAAGAAATTGTTATCAATTACATTAGGAACTGTTGTGGGATGTTTATTCCAGACGACATTATGGCACTACAAAGAAGTTACATATATAATCCAAATGTGGAATACCCTCAACATGTTGGAGAATATTTGGTAGATAATGCTAGAATGGAAGAAGACAGAGATGATATTTGGGTTTTAAAAAGAAAGAATCTTCTAAAGAATAAAATCACAGCACTATGAGAAACTTATACATGTTCCAACCGCAGTATGCGGTAGAAGTCAGAAAGGAAGATACGTATTGGTTACCTTATAGTGTCGGTTGCCTTTGGGCATATTGTCTACAATATGGTGATGTTTCTAGTGGATATCACTTAAAAGATTTTATTTTTAAAAGAGAGAATCCAGAAGAACTTGTTGCTAGATTGGAGGATCCAGTAGTTTGTGCATTTAGTACTTACATTTGGAATGAGCAATATAACTTGCATGTTGCTAAGTTGATAAAGGAAAAGTATCCAAACTGCGTTATAGAATTTGGTGGACCTCAAGCAACCGAGAAACTTGCAAAGTATGACTTCATTGATTGCATTATTATCTCTGAGGGTGAGCAATCATTTTTAGATCTTCTTAGGAAGATAATAATGCATGAACCATATGAGAGAATCTATAAAAAAGAAAGAATAGATGACCTGGATTTTCAAAGTCCATATCAATTGGGAGTATTCAATAAAATAGTTGCAGACAATCCCGACGTTCTTTGGTCTATGACGATAGAGACCAATAGAGGTTGTCCTCACAGATGCACTTATTGTGACTGGGGTGGAATGACCTATCAAAAAGTCAAGCATTTTGGATTAGAAAGAATCGAACATGACATTAATTGGGCAGCAAGGCATAATGTTGGATTCATATTTAATGCAGATGCAAACTTTGGAATGTTCAAAGAGAGAGATCTTGAGATTGCCAAACTCTTCAGAGATGCAGCAAATCGTGGCAAAATAGAAGCAATTAATGTTCAATATTCAAAGAACTCAACTGAAGTTATCTTTGAAATTGCTCAGGTTCTTGGCGACATTAGTAGAGGAGTAACACTTAGTGTTCAGAGCATGAATGAACCAACTCTTAAATCGATTAAGAGAAAGAACATGAGTATTAATAAAATCTCTGAGCAAATTGAGAAGAGTAAAAAATATGGCGTAAAAACATATACTGAGTTGATACTTGGATTACCAGAGGAGACTTTAGATTCTTGGAAAGATGGGTTTGCTCAAATACTTGAGTGTGGACAACACGAATCTATTGACGTTTGGTTCTGTCAAATGTTTGGTGACACTGATTTAAATAGTGCGCTATCAAGAAAAGTTCATGGTATTAAAACTATCAAAGCAGAAGACTATATGTCCTTCAGTAAAGATGATCATGGCATTAAAGAAGTCATTGAGTTGATCTCGGAAACCAACACAATGACTAATGACGAACTTATCGAAGCATATCTTTATGGTTGGTTAGTCATTCAATTCCATATCGCGGGATATACTCAACTCGTTGCAAAACATCTCAACAATTTTGGGATGGGGTATAGGTCTTTTTATGATAAATTATTCGCTCACATAAAGAGTGATCCTGGTGTTATTGGAGATCACTATAGAGAAATTGAAAGATCAGTATCTCACTACATGAAGACAGGTAAGATTTTAGATCAAGGTAAACACGGGCATACTCTTCACGCTGCAAGTTTTGCCTTTATGTTTAGAAATAAAGAAAGTATTTTTGATATTTTATCCGACTTAAATCTAGTTACTGATGATATTTTAAAACTTCAAAAAGCATTTATCTTTGACGAAGATACTGAGTATCCACATCAAATTCAATGTGGTAAAGATACTTACACAGTAGATACCGAGTTCAAAGAATTCGATAGAAATGATCCTCATACTGTTTTTATCTTGAGGCGTAAGGGTTTACTAAAGAATCAACTGTGTAAGGTTTGAACGCTTCAACGGCTTCATCCCATAAAATTCTTCTTTCATAAGGAGTATTTTTATCCATCAGTGCAATAGTAATAGTAAATCTTTTATTGTCTGTTGGATTATGTGAACTATGGAGAGGACCTACATTCACTAAACTTGGGGTAGATACATCCGCTTCGTATTCTAAAGTAGAGTATTGCTCTCTGGTTACAAGAACTTGTCCGTGATAGTGATCATTAGTTCTATCACCCACATTATATTCGCTTCTCTCTGGGATTTGTGTAGAACAAACTTGCTCTGCGCTGGTGCTGACTCTCATCACCATGTCAGATTTCCACCATCTCATGGTGCTACCTTTACCGTCAAACTGAAAAATTATTTTTGCCCAATCAGCATAATAAACATTATCAGAGTGAATTACACCATCATCGTGTGGTGGAGTATAAAAAAATTCAATCCATGTAGAGGTAAATCCCATACTCTCTAACCATGGTTTTATTTTATCGTTGCCAAGATCTTCAAATTCCAATTGTTTATGGAACTCTGGCCAACGGATTCCTTCTGTTTTATATTTTGACACATCAATATTGGGGACATAATCCCCAATATCCAAAAACCTATGATATGAATTCATAATTAAACTATTTCAGGTGCTTCTGTGCTTCCTCCGTCTTTTGCCCCATCAAGATTTGGTTCTTGAATTGGTTCTCCCAAATCTTCTCCACCACCAGCCATTGGTTCTCCTGTTGCTGGATCAATGGGTGCATTAGGATCAGGAATAATTCCTGCAGCAATCTCTTGCTTGATCAACTTATCCTGTTCGATAATCTCTTCATCGGTCTGACGAAGAATCTTGCGGCGGACATAATCTTGAGAGTAATACTTACCAATGTAAGGTTCTGCGGTTGCAGCAATATTCAGTCTCTCAGTCATCAACTCCGCATCTTTGAGTTCAGAGAAGTGATTATCATAGAGGAAATCATATTGAATGTGCTCTGACATTGTATTCCAATCTTCTGGAGATACGATGTTCTTAAGGATCAACTGAGTTTTGAGGAGATCGTTGAACATAGCAGAGAATCTCTTTCTCAGTCGCCCAACAAACTTAGTGAACTTCAGTTCATCTCTCAGAATTTCAGAAGAACGACCAAGATTAAATCCTTCTTGACCACCAATTCTAGATGTAGGAACGTTCAAAGAACGATAGAGTTTTTCTTGGAAGTATTTGATATCAGACAATTCTCCAAGATTCTGACCTCCAGGAAGAGTAGAGATCTCTGTTCCACGACCACCTTCACGTCTAGGAAGCCAGAAGTCTTCCAACATAGACATGAACTTCTTGTCATCACGGATCTCTCCAGTTTGAGCATCGTATACAAGTTTGTTACGATATCTCATCATCACATCACGGAGATATTGTTCTGCCTTCATCTTAGGCAGATTGCCAACATCAATATAAAAGATACGACGCTCAGGCGCTCTACTCAGACGATAGATAACCAAAGAGTCTTCGATCATACGAAGTTGATTAAGACCTTTGATTGCCTTATGCAAATATGAGAGAGTAAGATTTTTATTGCGATCTACCAATCCAGATGTGCAATAGGTAATCGAATCTTTTGCAAACTTAATTCCTTGAGATGCTTGATTGGATCCTCTGTTTGCGATAGAACCAATCTGACTTGTAGATTGATTGTAGATGAAGTATTCTTGAATATTTGGGAACCCTGCATCTTTAGGATCCTTCTCAGTATTTGGTTGATATCTAATATCTTCTTTCTTTTGCTTTCCTGCCTGACGAATAAAACGCATCTTCAGTGCGTCAATATATCTCAGTTCTTGAATACCATCACTAGGGTTTTTGAGGTCAATTACTTTATGGTAGTAAAGTCTTCCATCTACATACCAGTTTCTGTAGATCTCATGTGCCTTCTTATCAAAATCAAGCAATTCAAGAAGGTACTTGAATTCTTCTCTGATTTTTTTCTTAAGACCATCACTTGCATTCAGATTAGATAATTCAATCTGAACAGGACTGTCATTTGTATCGCTTACGATTGCTTCGTTAACAATATCTTCAATTGCACCATCCACCTCTGGATGCAGTGCCATCTCCCTATAACGTTTAATTAGATCATACTCAGATCTGTAGACGCCCTCAATGTCAACATAAGAACCAAAAAATCCACTCGTCAGATAATGATCTACCCCGTCCTCATTATTTTGAGGAACGGGGGAGACTGCACCTTTCGGCTTATTATCACCATCTTCGATGGAAAAACCAAATAATTTCGCCATTATAACTTGGGCGTAAAACTGTTAGTACTATTTATTATACAACAAATAGCACTAACTTAGATCAACTGATGATTGTTCCAGTTTGATCACCTTCTCCAGCAGCCCAGTATTGTACCTGGAAGTCAACTGTAAACTCCTCTGGAGTGTCAGTTGATTCATAAGACAGATCAATCTGACCAACATTAGTTGGGAAGATATCATAGAATCTGTAGGTTCTAAGGGGTGCCTCGTATTGAGTGTTCTCTCCACCATGACCAGTAGAGTTCTTGCTAATACCTCTACCCAGTTGATGAACAAATGCATCAACCATGTAAGAGCTTGGGTTGGTAGCGCCAGTTGCGTTATCCAACTTGCTAAGCATGTTCATCCACTGTTCCATTGCTGTGCGGATTTTGAAGTCCTCATCGTTAATGATGGTGACAGTCCACACATCGAAGGTGCGATCTCCCGCAACCTTCAGAACTCTTCCTCTGAATGGAATTTCGATTTGAGCAACATTAGAAGCAGGTAATGCTGCTGCCTTTGCCATGAAGCTGAACTTCTCTCTAGTTTCATTGTCCCAATCTCCCGCCACGAAGGCGGGGAAGCTTGGAATTTCAACCTCGAACAGGTTGGGTCTAGCAGCGCCACCTGCTAATTTTGATTTAAAGGCGCTGATAGTTCTGATTGCGCGTGCCATTTGTTAGATTCCTCCGTGTTTTAATTATCAAATAGATCAGACTCTACCAGCGACTTCTTCAAAGGAGACGCCAGTTCTGGTAGCAACAAACGTCAGCGTGACGTAGTTAATCGACTTAGCAGGCTTCAGGAAGATGTCTGCTCTGAACTCGTTGTTATCAATAACATCAGGTGTGTTATTGGTCTCATCACAAATGACCAGATAATCATAGATTCCACGCTTCGCTTGAATATCGCGAAGATATGGTTCAACGATATTCACGAAGTTGGATCTTGTGATTTGATCGTTGAATTCAAAGA